AATGTCCCCCCACTAACTATTATTATGTTGAAAATCTTGTTATCAATCCTAGAAATGCACTCGGCTAACATCTTGTGTTGGCTGTGGTGCGGGATAACAATATCAGCTATTTTATTAAGGTGCTTTTTATACAATATCTCTTTATCTTTTTTCGGGTCGCCACTTGAAACTCCGGTCTTTGAATATTCTGTTTCAAATAAATGCTCGTCGCAAAATGCTGGTTTATGTCCTGCCCTCGTCAATCTAATCCATAAATCCCAATCATCAAACCTCTTTAATCTCTCGTCAAATCTAGGCTTTGCTGTCGCTCTTATCAAACTCATTGTTGATATTCCAAAGAAATAGTCTATAAATTCTTTCGAGTAAATGTTCGCTTCATTCGGCTTTTTGTTTAGATTATAACCCTCTCCGTCTATTATAAATCTTCCAAAAGCCCAGTCGCAATCCTTATTCGCCTCTAAAGTTTTATATAAATTCTCTAAACAATCAGGCTCAAGTCTAATGTCGTTGTCGCAAAAGAAAATGAATTTTCCAGTCGCTTTTTTTAGTCCTTGATTCCTCGCCCAACTTGCCCCTTTGCAATTTTTGTCGATAATCTCTATCAACTCATAATCCTTGTAAGTCTGTTTTTTCAAAGAAGTTAATGTTTCATTTTTTTCGGTTGCCCTGCTCGGTATTATTACACTTATCAAATCTTTCATCTGTTTTTCCCCTAGTGAGATGTAGCAAAATCGCTACACCTCAGAAGTTAATTTAGTTTATTAGGATACTGATGGCACATCAAGGATAACTGCGGCTTCTTTCATTGCCATTTTTCCGTCAACTCTTTTGACTAATCGAATTGTGATTTCGTCATATCGGAATCTATCGTGAATTGAGGCATCTACTGTGATTCCCTCCCTATCTCCAATGTAGTACCAAGAGAAATCTACGAAGATTAAATCTCCTTTAGTTCCCAAGTCCGCGACTTGTTCGCTCTCGAAGAATCCTTTGCCTTTCAAAGTAACTGGGGTCGCTGATTTCAACGATTCTGAAAGTAGAGGTTTTCCGTCTGAATCTACTAAACCGTCAATGTATTGGATAGCTCCAGTTGAACCAACCCATACTGCCTTTCGTCTGAATGTAGGTTTCAATGAATAAAACATTTCATTGATATCGGTATAAGCAATTTGATTCGCTACTGCTCGATTTACAGTATCAATATCAGTGTCAGCTAAAATTCCTAGAGGCTGAGTTGTTCCATTTCCATTCAAAAATGCATAGTCCTCAAAATAAGCTGCGGCTCGTCCAAATATGTTTACAACATAGTTAGCAAAGTCAATATTACTATCAGCCAAGATTTCTCTTGATTCAGTAGTAAGCATTAACATTTTCCTTGCAGTCATTGAAATTTGAGCTAGTGCAAATTTGGTGTCAGTAGTAGTTTCAGATTCTCCCACCCAAGAAACAGTAACACCACCAAATTGAGTTGAACTCTGGTCAAGTTTATTCTTAGTCCAAGTTTCGGAAGCCATTTTAATTTTAGTCGCTCGAGGTCGAACAATGGTTTCTTCTTCAACATAACTCATAATGGCTGTTGCCAATTCTTCTGGAACGGTATAGCCACCATCTGCGTCTGTTCCCTCATTGAAAGCAGCTTTTTGCTCATCACTCTCCAACATAGGAGCGCCCTTCAACATTGATTTCATATCGACACAAAATTTCTCCATTTTAGTTCCCAATTCGACAAAAGGAGCTTCGATTCGTTTTGTTTTCATTACTGATTTTTCCAAAACAACCGCGTCTTTAGTTTTAAAATTTTTCTTGTCTTCTGCTTTTGCATCTTCAATACTTTTTTTCATTGCGTCCATATTGCTAGTGACGGCTTCTGAAACTGCTTTTCCAACAATTTCCAACATCTTTGCTTCATCCATTTGATTAAATTATGAATTATAAATTATTTTTTTCTTCGATTCACCAAAACTGCCTCAATAGATTTATTAGCAATTCTGATTAAATCTGTTTCACTCAACTTAAACTCTTTCTTGACTGCTTTCTTTGGTTTTTCTTCCTCTTGTTCACTCTTAGCTTCTTCCGTAGCTTCCAGTAAATCTTTTAGAGGTGTAACAACCTTTTCAAGAGAGCCGAGAACTTCCTTGACTAAATCTCTATTCTTTTTGCTTAAAACTTTACCGGCTTTTAATTCCAGTTCTTTCTTAAACACTTCCAATTCACTTTTTGTAAAAGTAACCGTTTTTTCTTTTTTATTTTCTTTAAGATTTTTATTCTCCTTTAGTATAGCATCTCTACTATCTTTGGCAATGAGTCCGTCCCAATTTAAAGTCTTGTCAGTTTCTTTTCTGAAATTTTTATAGGCTTCTTTATCTCCGTCAACTGTTTTCATCAATGCGTCCGCATAAGCAGGAACATTCACAAACGAAACCTCAAGCAATTCTTGTTTCAAAAAATCAATTCCATTCTCATTGAATTTATAATCAACTGCTTTGAATCCAACTGAAAATGCTTTTAAGAATCCGTTTTCTGCAAGCAATTTCAATTCCTGTGCAAATGGGGTCGGGGCAAATTCGCCCTTCATCATTAAATTTTTTCCGTCAACCCAAACTTTAGTAGCTCGCCCAACTGTTGGGGTTTTGTGGTCGTGAGCCCAAAGCAAAACAGGATTCTTTTTAAAGTTCTTGATATCCCAACCCTCAGGATTAATTGTATCTCCGTATCTGTCAGTTTTAATTCCTGAAATAGTTGCCACAAAACTTCCGTCTTCCTCCACCCCTTTAATTTTAAACTCCCCAAGCCCAAATATTCTTTTTTCCATAGTGTTTTTTAAAAGTTATTCACTTATTACAGGAATTATAGTGCAACGACAATTTATTATTTCCGCAGGTGTTCCTTTCGGGTCGCCTGGGTATTCTAAACTAACCCCGTTCACGTCAAAGTCTTTATCAATCCCAATTATTTTTCCGTCCAGTTGTGAATGACTATCTCTCGTTCGCTTATCTCTAGTAGCCAACCATTCTTTTTTCTCAACAACCTTGCTTTGTTTATATCCAAACAAAGTTCCGGAGTTGTTCGCACTTAATGTCTCGGTTCTAGCGACTGTGTTCGCCCCAGAGCTTCTTCTCAACTCATAAAGGGCAGAAACCCTCTTGCCAAGTTCGGTAATGCTCTCACCCTCCAATACTCCCTCTGCTAAAGTGTTTTTTAATTTCTTTATTGTCGTTTCATTTACTTCTTTTGCAAATTTGATTGTCTTTAAGTCAATCCATTCAGCCACAACAGGGTCTGCGATTTGAAACTCTTTTGTAAATGATTTTTCTCCGACTTCTTTCAAAGCCAAATTCCCTGCCTCATCTACAATATTCTTTATTATTGGTTTTGCTTTCTTACTAAAGATACTAACCTCTATTTCAAAATCTAGCAATCCCAAATCTTTGCTTTTAACTTCCTTTGCTAAATCAGAATCTTTTAATAACTCCAAAGCCCTTTTTTCTTGCCCTCGCAATAAAGTTCGAACAGTCGCTCTCCATTTTCTCTCCCAACCCTTTAACCTCTCGTCAAATAATTTCCACAATACATCTTTTTGGTCGGTTGTTAATCCTTTGGTTTGCATAGCACTTTTGACCTTTTGGGCAACTTGTGTTGTAATATCTTTTACTAATTTGTCCTTTGTTCTTATAAATTTATTCCCTCGGACTGCTTTTTTATAAATTTCAGCCAGTCTTTGTTTTTTCTCTCGAGCAAAAAAATCTTTCGCTTTAAAATCTTTTCCAATTTTAATAAAGCCTTTGTTGTCTTCGTCGCTGTTTCCCTCGTCGCTCTGTCCTAGTGCTGAAAGGCTGAATGGTTGATAAATGACATCTCCCCCCTCGATTGGTTCGTAACCCTGCTCAATCCTAATTTCATTCGTTGTGAGCCATTTATTGTGAGCCTTAATGTAATGGTCGTCTTGTGATTCCTTATCTTTTGGGGTTGGGTCTATGAATGACAAAAATAAATCTCCGTCAAATTCGTTTACCAAAAACTGATTAAGATTGTCAGCAAGTTTTCTCATTTTAGGCTTAATCGTTTCGGAAAGGAAAACATAAATACCGGCATCTGCATTTGCTCTGTTTACATCGTCAGTAACTCCAATTACACTCTTTGGAACTTGCAAAGCCATCAAGACATCATCACGATTGGCAATTCGCATATTGGCAAAGTCCATATCCTTTTGCGTAACAGAAATTTGTTTGTAGTCCAATCCGTGAGATAGAACAGCCACCTTTTGTGAATTTTCCCAACCTCCATATTTAGAAGTCCATTTTTGTCTAATCTCTTCTCTGTCTTCTTTACCTATCTTTTCTTTGGTCGTTAAAATTGCATCAGGTCTTGCAGAATTATAAAAGAATTTTGTGTTCCACTTCTTCGCATAGACATCAGCGCGGATTGTTTCCATTGCAGATTGAACAGCGGAATATCCGTAATAATCGGATAATGGGTCTGGCTCTTTGAATTGAATCACGTCTTCGGCAGGATAGTTTGTTTGTTTTCCCCCGGAAGTAAATTTATAAAACTTCACGCTTCCATCTTTGGCAGGAACTATTGTCGTTAGGTCTGGTCGCATTAACCATAATTCAATTACTTGGTTTGCTCCATTCCTTGCTTTATACCAATAACAGTTCCCCAATAAAGATAAATAAATAGAAGATATTTCTATTAGTTGGCTACCACTCATCATATCATTAGGCTTAGCCAGTAAGTCCAATAATTCGTGTTGTTCTATTTCTCTCGCTGTAAGACTTCTTAATTGATAGAGTTCAAAATCTATCGTTGACATTTTTTCCCCAATCTTCTTCGTGCAACTGTGAACCAAAGAACTGGCTCGGAAACTTTCTAAATAATCTTTACTTTTTAATGCTGGAACTTCTAAGCCTGAAATAAGTTGATTGTTTAGAAACGCTTTTGTTTTCCCCAAAAAATTAGAAAGAATATCTCGTAATGTTCCCATTGTATTTTTGTTATTCATAAGTCAAGTTTTCTTTTTTCTATTTTACTATTGTTCTTGTGATTAGTCAATTAAACTCCGTTATCTTTTTTCTTATTGTCTTGAACTGCTTTCAATAATCCACTTCTAATTTTAGGCTCTTCCTCCTCAATAACTTCAACGACTGGTTTGCTGTCTTCCATAAATGTCATACTTCCTGCGTCCAAAACATCAGGAGAAGTTGAACCCATACTCGTTAGTTGAAGCCTTGCCCTCGCTTTCATATCGTCTTTAGGCTCAATCATAAATTTACCTCCACTATCAACTTTCCATTTAATTTCGTAAAGCAAAAACCACTCATCGCTCTCTTCCATTTTCCCACCATTTTTAATCCAGTCTTTCCATTTAAAAAACAATTCACTTCTAAGATTCTTGAAACTTTCCTTGTCGCTAGGTTGAGCCCCCGAACGAATCGGCACAACATAAATACTTTCTTCAATACATCTATCTGTAACACCCCCACCAAGTCCGACATCATCTACAAATACCAAGTCCGCCTCCGCCTCTCTAATGTTTGTTACATTATCCATTAAATTAGAACTCCTGTTTTTTCCGTGCAACCACATAAATTTATCATCACGACCAACATAGGCATTGAAATTGCCACCCCTCCCAATGTCGCAACCCAATCTAAATTTACCTGCATAGTTCTCGGAAAGTTTTTTTGTCATTGCCTTTTGAACTTCCTCTATTGAAAATAATCTTGTATATCCTTTTTCGTCAACATCTTCTGGTGCAGGAAATTTGCATTCATATAAAATTCCAAACAATGGTTTTTTCTTTGCGTCTTCTATTTCGTCCGCATCATATCGACCCTCTTTTATTCCAGTTTTGTAATCCACAAAAATTTTATGATATGCCGGGTCGATACTTGATTTGTAAAAATGTTGATATGGTGCTTCACGATAAAATGGATTTCCAATCTTAACATAAGTTCCGCGCCCTGCTCGTCCTGCAATCATTCGGTAAATGGTAGCCTCGGAATTATCAGTTATCAGACAAGCCTCATCTAAAATAACAGTATCGGAACCCTCCCCCATTGCTGATTCAACAGACTTCCTTGAATTTGCTGAATTGGCTGATATTAAATAAATACCCCCTCCATCCCTAAATATGATTCTTTCTTTGGTTTCTTCCTTCCTCAGTCGCTCCAGTTTCGTGTCTACTTCGAGTTGACTAGCAAAAAGGACTGAATCCCCCAAGTGGTTAATAAAGTATCTCAGAATGATTTTTGCTTTGTCTGCATTCGGTGCTACTACCGACACAAGAATATCTTGAACACAAGCCATCCATATTGAAGCAAGAGCAACGACCAAACTTTTCCCATATTGAGTAGAAGTCTGAATGTGAAGTTTTTTATATTTTCTAGTAATTAAGGCTTCAAAGATTTCTCTTTGGCTTTCAGTCAAAACCTCATTAGCAGGTTTATTATCTATTTGGAAATTACTTAAAATCAAATCAAGTTTTTTTCTTGTCATTGGTCAAGGAATTAAATTTTTTCTTTAGTTCGTCAATCTCTATTCTTCGCCCTAAATCATCTACTTCGTGCCTTTCTGTATATCCCCTATCCTTTGCTTTGGTCTTCAAAAAGAATCTAACCATATTGCCATCGCCTTTGTCCATTGCCTCTATGCAATAAGTTTCCGCTCGGTCTTTTATTTTTTCCGATTCCTCCTCTAATTTTCTTTGAAGTCCTTTATTATTTTTAATTTCTTTTTTTACTGTCATATAACTAACCTTTGCCCTCTTGGCTATAATTGTGAAAAATCCTCCACTATCGGTTATAGCTTTTGAAACTCTTTTTGTTTGAGCTTTTTTTTGTTCTTTATTTAAATTCGCCATAAAGCACCATATTATAAATTATTAACTAACGAAAAATTGATTACCACACGCAGGACAAGTCGCTTGAATCTTCCGGTTATCTCTTTTACTATCCTTTTTATTAAAATAATCAGACAAGTTTTCTTTGTTATCCTCTATGTTATCGTCCGTAACATCTTTATTTTTTATCCCCACATCTTTTTTAATTATACTATCCAAGTCATCAAAATAAAAAGACATTGAATCAAAACTCTTTAAACTTTTAATTTCATTCGATAATTTTTCTGTCCAATTACTATACTCTTGTGTCTTATTATCTACAATTCTATACTCTTTTACCTCTTTTTTCCCGATTTTATCCAAAACAAAAACCTTTGCTTTTTTCCACCCCAATTCTTTCAAAGCTATCAATCTAGTATGCCCTACAACAACCACATTTTTATTATCTACGACTATATACCTGTTATATCCATAATCCTCTATGCTTTTTTTAACCAAAGCTACCGCCTTGTCATTCTTCCGGGTGTTTTTGTCTGGCTTTTTTAATCATATTTATTGATTTATTGTCGATAGCTTTTATTCGAGCTTGGGCTATCTTGAAGTATTCGCTAGAAAGTTCAATGCCGATAAACTTGCGGTTAAGGTTCTTGCAAGCTACTCCCGTTGTGCCTGAACCCATTGTAAAGTCTAAGACTGTTTCGTTTTCGTTAGTGTAGGTCTTGATTAGGTATTCCATTAAAGCTACTCGCTTTTGGGTGGGGTGAACTGTTTTACCAAGCGGAACTCTATTAAACTCTATAATATCATAAGGGTATCTAGTCCCATCATCTTTATAAGCAGTCACTTCTTTATTTTTTCCTGTTATTATAGAATTATGCTTGCCTTTTGGTTTATTTTTAACTCTGTGCTTAACAGTAAATTTCTGTGGATTATAGGTTGGCTGTTTTTTGTAAAAAATAGAGATTACCTCCGTAACCTTTCCGGCTCTTCTTTTTAGTTGAAAGAAATTTGTTGGCTTTTCTTTCTGCCAATAAATATCATATTTATAATTCTTTATATTACTCATCCTCAACGCTGAACTGAAAGGTTCTGAGCCGAACAAAACAATAGCACCATTAGGTTTGATTAACTTGTTTAACCTTTCCCACATCTCGTCAAAAGGAATAACGCTGTCCCATTTACAGGCTGTTGTTCCGT